GTCCACCAGCAATCCTTTTAATTCCAAAACCCTTTGGTGCTCCTCTACGATTCTGTTTATCAAAATCAAACATACCAAGTGTTGCAAAGTCTAATGCTCCACCTATACCTCTCTTCAATCCAAATCCAGATTGCTTCTCCCTTCTCTTTGCTTGTTCATTACGAGAACCCCATGCTTTATCTTTACCACCACCAATAGGATTGAATTGTAAGTTACCCTTACCTCTCTTATCAAAGTCAGTCAAACCCAATGTAGCATAATCAGCTAGTCCACCAACTATTCTTCTTATACCAAAATCTTTCGGTGCTCCCTTACGATTCTGTTTATCAAAGTCAAACATACCCAAGGTCATAAAGTCAGCAATGCCTCCAATAACACCTTTGATCCCTCTTTTCTGAATATCCTTACCGATAGCAGCACCTGCAATAGCACCAAGAGGGCCAAGAACAGCAGCACCTAATAAACCACCAAGAATAGCACCTGTTCTACCTTTAGATTTTTTACTTTCTGATTGTGTTGTCTTCTGTATATTATCAGTCTCTTCCTGTGTAACAACTATACCATCTTTAACATCAAATATTTTTGTAGATTTAAGTTTATCCCTAACCCTTGCATCCAGATCTGCAGTGACAGCAGATCCCATAAAAATACCAGTAACACCAGCAACAGAACCACCAGCAACAGCACCTTGAATATTAAATTTATTTTTTTCAGTAGTATCTGCTTTTAATTTTTTTATTTCCTCATCTGACTCTTTTGAGAATAATGTCATTGCTTTTTTTGGTTTACCATCTTCGGTATACCCCATTTCATCTGTGCCACTTCCCTTTTTACTCCAGTTCATTGCTCCCCATGAACCTTCTTCATCTGGAACAACATTTAAGAAGTCAAACATATTAAAGAATCCACGGAATTGTTCCCTGATTCTTGCATCAAATTTTTCAAGGTTAAGTGCTGCTTTATCTCGCTGCTCTTGACTCATAAATGGCCAACGAAGTCCTTCAATAATCAATCTAAATGGTGTACCAAGAATATCAAACAATCCAAAAAAAGCACCAGACATCCGAGTAGTAATGCCAAGAACTCCTGCAGTGGCCATATGCCAATACTTTATAGGATTCCACCAAGGAGTATCTTTTGCTTTTTTTGAAGCTTCTACTGCATTATTTTCTAAATGTTTTCCAAATTTTAATAACTGACCACCACCCTCACCAATAGCAGTCGCAAGCAATCCTGCTGAAGCAATCCATCCAAGTGCAGGAGCAGCTGCCTTTAGACCTGATGCTGCTGTTTTTGTAAGACCCCAAGCTCCTTTTGCTAATTTTGATCCTTGTGTTAGTACTGTCTTCCCAAAGTTTTTTAATTTTTTTGGATTTACTAAATCACCTAATCCATCAAGACCACCACCACCAGTCAATGCTTCTTGAAGACTTAAAGCACCAACAATTAACATTAAATCAATAGCTGTCCCAAATGCTTTCATAAATCCTTCAAAAGCATTAGCAAACTTTTCTCCACCAAGATTCTTCATGAATCCAAGAGTTGCTTCTTGAGCTTTAACTCCAAAATCTATAAAACTTATAAACCCACTCAGTAAAGCACCACCAATATTAATAATAAAATTAACCATCTTACCTAATCCAAGAACAACAGGTATTAACTTAGGTAGTAATGGTATTAATTTGATTGCAATGAATCCTAGTATCCATCCACTAACAAATTTTTTAATGCTATCAAAGAAACTTAAACCAGGAATTTTTTTTGGAACTAATTTCTTCCATTCCTTCTTAGGTTCTTCTAAGTTTTCTTCCTTCTTTTTTCTTTTAAAATTTTGATTCTGTTTTCTAAAATTTTCCTTTTGTTTTTCTGTTCGTTCCTTCTTCCTATCAAGAAACTTACCAATATTAATAACAGATTTTTTTATACTAATAAGTTTACCTTTAATAGGTTGATTATCTTTAACAGGTTCCCCATTAATCTTTGCTGATCCAGGAAGTGCTTTAAAATCTGGTGCTCCTGGGAGTGCTTTTAATACTGCCATTTATCTTGATATACCTAGTTGCTTCATTTTTCTTGACGACCCATTACCAGCATCAAACCGAGGAATAGCTTTACCACCACCTCCTTGATTACTCATAGGAGTATTGATAGATCTCTTTTCTGGTATCACAGTAATCTTTGGCCCTGACAATGAGGGTTGTCCAACTGGAGTTTTAATATCTTGCTTAGATGCTATCTTTATCAAAATACTCTCAAGACCTTCAGAAGGAATTTTTATTTCTTTTATCTTTGGTTCTTTACCCATTACTTTATCACCTGTACCCTTATCAAACAATCCACCAATAGCATTAGCAGTTTTTCTTAAAAGTCCACCACCACTTTGCTTATCAAAGTCAAACATATTACCTGTCATTTGATCCATAACACCACCAACACCTCTCTTAAGTCCGAACCCTGACTGTGCTTCACCTCTTTTTGCCTGTTCATCAGCAGCACCCCATGCCTTATCCTTACCACCACCTATAGGATTGAACTGACCAATGCCACGACCTCTCTTATCAAAATCAGTGAGTCCCATTGTCATATGATCAGCAAGTCCACCAACTATTCTTCTTATACCAAAATCTTTCGGTGCTCCCTTACGATTCTGTTTATCAAAGTCAAACATACCAAGTGTTGCATAGTCAGCAAACCCACCAGCAGCACGTTTGATTCCATCCATGAATCCACCACCTGAACCCTGTGGCTGTGAAAAATTGGCGGGATTTTTTTCCGACTTATTTGAAATCGAAGGTTGATTTTTCCCTGAGTAAGTTGAATATCCTTTTGTTTTAAGATTTCCTTTTCTATCTGTGTAGATAGCCTCTGCTGGAATTCCTTGCAGTATCAGTATTTGTTTCCTTATCTCATTAGTTTCAGGTGAATTATAACCATATATAGATATTGCATCGAACTTTGCCTTCTCTAATTTCAATTTCTGTTGTACTTTCTCAGCATTTGATTGACTCATATTACCAGATACTACCTTACCTCCTCGCATAGTAGCATTCTCACTAGTACTTATTACTTGTCCACCATTATTAAGGTACTGAACTAAACCACCACCATTGAAATTAGATATGGAATTAGATATAGAATTGGATACTAAACCACCACCAATATATCCAGCAGACTTTTTAGCACTAGCAGATACATCAGAACCTAAAGAATCTAATTCGGCCTGATTCTTGATAGTTAATAATTGTGCTGCTTGTGGGTTTTCAGCAAAAAACTTCTCCCTTTCTTTATCTGTTGATTGACCTATTTTACCAATAATCTCGGTTTTGCCATCGACTGTTCTTGATTTTGTTTTGGTAGTGACACCTCTATCAAGATCTGTAACAGTATTTGATTGTTCATTTATTCTTGGACCTGGACCTCTGGCCTTTGTAAGATATACATTTGGAGCATAAGTTAGATTAGTTAAAGGAGGTAATCCTTGGAATTCTCTTTCTTTATTAACCCAATGAAGCATATATGCTTCTTGATCTTTTTTATCCTTTCCAGTATATGCTGATGCTCCTTCTGGAACTGCATAAGGTCTACCACCACCAGGAAATCCTTTACGTTTCTTATCTGGCATCAAGACTGGGACATTTGTTCCACCAGCAGCTGCATTCATTGCCTCCATTGTATCAACACCATACTGCTGTACAGCACCCTTAGACATAACAAACTCACCAGGAGTTAGCATAGCAGGAACAGTATCCTTATCACCTTGTCCACGAACCTTTCCACCCTTATTAAAGTTCTGAACTTCCCCATCACCACCTTCTTTATTACCTTCTTTATTACCATCACCACCTAACATACTATTCACACCAGAATACATAGCAACCGAACTACCAATTGTTAAAATATTTCCTAACATTCTACCTTTTTTCCCACCAAAGAATTTAGCAAATCCCTTAGCACCCTTCATTCCCTTTGCAACTGCAAGTTTAGCAGCAAGTGCAATTAATTTAATTGTACCTCTTATTGCTACTTTGGTTATAAATCTTACAAATCTACCTAGTCCTGACCCAAAGACAAGATATAAACTTAATAATTTTTTCCAGTTATTACCCAAGAATTTAATAACACTCTGAATCTTACCTTGGTTCTCAGGATTACCAAACCATTTAATTATATTTAAAAGTATTTTTCCTAGAATTAATTTTTTTATAAACCCAAATATCTTACTAAAGATATTTTGAACAGGAGCAATGATTTTGTCACCTGTCTTCTTTAAAAATCCTGTTACCTTACCTAATCTACTCTCTTCACTATCTCTCTTTTCATTTTCTAATTGCTGCTTTTGAAGTTTTGCATTTTCAGTATCAACTTTTATTTGTTCTTTTAAAGTATCCTCTATAGATACTACCTTCTCTGCAATTACATTTACAGTTTCATCCAATCCATCAGTAACTAATTTCTTACTTGGGCCTTTTTTCTTTTCCTCCTCTAATTTTAATACTCTACCACGAGTATCTCTTAGTATACGTGCCAATCGACCCACCTTGGATTCCATACCTTTTGGGCCTACATCATCTTTCTTATCCTCATCATCATTAAAAATCCCACCAATATCTGGGTTCTGTGATTTGTCAGGTGTTCTATCCTTACCTAAAAATTCTCCTACATTTATTTTTGTTTTCTTTACCTTAAAAGATTCTCTACCCTTAGAACGACCAGTCTTCTCCTTAAACCGATCTATCATTGCCTGATTATCTTCAACAATCAGTTCTCCTGTTGCATCATAAACAGCAAACTTCTCTTCATATCCTTCTAACTTTTTAATCTTATCCTGTATCTCATTTGGTTCAGTATCAGACGCAAGAAAAGTATTCCATTGAGCATTGGATAAGGACTTTACACCCTTGGCATCAACTTTCTTTAATACTGCTAATAGAGATAAAGTCTTAGGCATTCTGCTGTTGCTTTTGCTTTCTTTCTTCCTCTTCAAGATGTTGTTGAAGAAGTATCACATAAATGTCTCGCTCCCAAGGCATCATATTTTCAATCTCAGTCAAACTATATTTATGATATTGCATCAACGAAAAATTGAGTTTGAAGTAACCCTCAAGACTCAAATGCACTAGAGCTAAGCGAAAAAAGATGCTAACCCTTCAAGAACCACGTCACTTTCTTTTTCAGTATTGGGATTTTTAACCTTAATAGTATGAGATAATTTAGGCATAGTCTCAAAGAAAGTTTCAATCTCTTTGAACTGAGATGAATTCATTGACTCAAGAAACTCAGTCAATTCTTTCTTAGTACAATCAGATGCTGACCATACCTCTTCTTCGGTATAGATCTTATCAATACATGTCCCAATCAATTCAAATGATTGATCCATCTGATTAGCACCTTCATTAAAATCAAAATTATTTTTAATGAATTGCTCTAGAGAAGGATACTTCATTTCCATCATGATATTATCATCAAGTTTTATCTGATTGTTATGTTCATCAGTACGTTGAATTTTAATATCATCAATAGGAATATTCTTTTTAACCTCAGTAATACCATCATCAGGACATATTAAATTGACCTCAATAACCTCACCTACAGACTTACCACGAATATTCAAAAACAAATACTCTATATCAAAAGTAGGTAATGACTCAACCTTAATACCCTTTGTCAAAACACAGTTCTTAATTACTGCTTTAATAGCATTAGTAATTTGTTTTGTGTCTTCACTTTCAAGAGCTATCAATAATACCTTTTCTTCTTTAACTAAAAAAGGTCTATACCTAACTGTCTTTCCTGTAGAAGGTAGTTCCAACTCATATGTCGGGGTCGCAATCTTTGGTAATGGCATGATATGTTTATAACAATGTCAGTGTATTTATTTAGTAGGGTTATTTAATGTTTGGTAGAAACTTAGGATCCATAGCATTCTGAGCATTCTTATTGTTTATTTGTCCCTGCGGAGTACTAGGATCTTCACTTAGACCTCCAACGACGGTAATATTATTCCCATTTTGTTCTTTTTCAATCGCTAATGCTTGAGCAATTTGAGTTTTAGTTAATGTAGTGTTTGGACTATTTGGATCAGTATCAGGAACACTAGCAACTATGTTAGACATAGTAGGTTCTACCCTAGTTGTACCGAATGTATTATGTTGAACATATCGTATATAAGAATAAGAAACAGTACATTTTAATACCTGTGCATCACCATATGTTAATGCCATTGAGTTAATAGCCGTAGGATAAGTTCTAAGAAACTCATATGTTAATTGTCTATCTATTGCATTAACCTTATCTGATGTAGGAGGAACGATCTTTCCACCTTTCTCAAACTTTTTAATTAACAATCCATCTATCATATACTCATCGGGATAAGACATCCTATAAAAATAATTTTGATTTCTTAACCTATCTAATGAAGATGCATCACTAGGATCTTCTCCTGCAATATAAGATATATAACTTTCAAAAAATCTTATTGGATAGTAAGCATCTTCTTGTGCATTAACATAAAAAGTTAAATTTAAATTCTGATCATATACTTTTCTATGAGGCATCTTCTCTGTGACACCTGTGTAATCATTATCTGTTGTGTATGTTGCTAAACTATTTCCAGGTAATACTGCTTCTGTACATAATAATGTCAAATAATTATAAGGAGATGTTGATCCTGAATTCAAATTAGATAAAAAACTTGGCACAGGAAATTGAACCTCAAAATATGGAACTAATGAGGGTGATAGTATAGTATTCCTTAGATCATCTACCGTTTTATGGGTTGGTGTTACCCCCAACTTTGCCATCTAAATAATATTTAACTTACAATGTTATTTATTATGTATGTCAGAGAGTAAAAAGAGTATTTACAAGCCGAGAAATCCCAAAAAATATAAAGGTGATGTTAATAATATTATATGTCGTAGTTCTTGGGAAACTAAATTCTGTGGTTACTGTGATCTAAATGAAAATATTTTACAATGGGGAAGTGAAGAGTTCTTTATACCCTACCGTGCTCCTGATGGGAAGGTTCGCAGATACTTTCCAGACTTTATTATAAAGGTAAAAGAAAATAATGGTAAAATTAAAACATATGTAATTGAAGTCAAACCATTTAAGCAAACCAAACCACCGAGGAAAAGAAAAAAGGTGACTCCATCATACCTTTACGAATGCAAAACATATGCTACCAACCAAGCAAAATGGCAAGCAGCTAATGAATGGTGCAAAGATAAAAGAATTGAATTTAAAATTATTACTGAAAGAGAACTTGGTATAACATCATGACAGACTCTTTCGGATTCAATGCTGCTGAAGAAGCAGAAGATAATCGTATCAGACAATATCTTAGTGACTTAAACAATAGAACCAATGATCCAGAAGAAATGATGCTGGAAATAATGGATGCTCTAAATGACACAGTTACTCCTGTCCCTGATGTAGGAAATTTCTATACCTTTGTATATAATGCTAAAACTCCTGGTGAATCATATGATCAACATCCTTTGATTGCTTGTGTAGAATTATTCTCATGGGGATTCCGAGGACTTAACTTTCATTGGAGAAAATATAGAAATTATACATGGAATGAGTTAGCAGGACAACTCTATATTGTTCAAAAAAATGAACTAGATGACCTACTTGCCATACCCTATGGTAAATACATACTTAATCCTCGCTAAATAATAAAAAAGTTTTAGAATAAATGGCATTATTAGGTCTTGGACGTACAGCTAAACCAGAAACCCATTTTGGCAACGACAATGATAAAAATAAATTCCAACCTATAGTGAGTGGTAAAGGTAGGAATGAGAAATATTTTACGCTTGTTAATAAAAAGACTGGAGAAATAGAAATATATAACAATGAATTTGGTAGAGATAGAAAGGTAGGTGTATATAATCCCAAAGATAAAAAACTAACATTAGATGATGGAGCAAGATTATATGAAAAAGAAGCCTTCGGAGATCTTGATAGCGGTGCATTAGATACTGTAATCAAAAACTCCAAGAATATGATTCAAAAAGAATGTTTTAATGATGCTACTAATGAAGCAGTTGGAGTTAGTAAACAAGATAGATTAGCATCTTGTAAAAAAATGTCTAATGATTTAATGAATGATGGAACAACAAATATAGATCCACTTGAAGGAAGTACTATGAGAGGGGTAGCAAGACAAGAACAAGAAAAATTAATGGAAGCTAAGGGTAGAAAATTCTTCCCCAATCTCAGATATCCAGAAAAAATGGATGAAGATCAAGATGCTATAAAATTTACAATCAGAGATTTTAAACCAAGAGAATGGGATAAAGATCAACCAGGAGTTTTAAAAGAAAGAGATCGTAGTAATGCAGCTCTTCATAAATTTAACATGGGATCTGTAATCTTACCTATATCAAGTGGTATAAAAGATTCAAATAGAATGGGATGGGGTGAAGGTAAAATAACTGCAGCAGAAGCAGTAGGAGCACAACTAGCACTAGCAGCATTTGAGGGTGCTGATGCCGCAGGAAATATGATGAAAAACCTAGCAAATGATATAGGTGCTAGTGATGCTGCTAGTACTGCAGCACAGGCAATTGCAGGAAATATAGCAGGTGTTGGTGGACAGTTAATAAGAAGACAAGGTTCAGTGATGAATCCTAATGTAGAACTACTATTCGAGAAACCTGAGTTAAGAAGTTTTAAATTTGATTTCAGTCTATCTCCACGTAATGCAAAAGAAGCACAAACTGTCAAACAAATCATAAGAACATTTAAACAATCATCCGCACCAAGAAGAACTGTAAAGGGATACTTCCTAAGAACTCCACTCATCTATCAAATAGAATATATCAATAATGCATATAACTTAAATAGATTTAAGGAATGTGCATTGACTGAATTCTCTACTGACTACACACCTAATAATAACTATTCAACATTCCGTGATGGTACAATGACCCAGTACAAAATATCATTATCATTTACTGAACTTGATCCTATCTTTAATGATGATTATGATACACTAGATAAAGATGGAGAAAATGCCAATCTAAATGATTCATCTCTCTTCTCCAATGGACAAGGCCCAATGGCCGTGGGAAATCTAAAAGGTGGAGCAGACTCAGCAGGTATAGGTTACTAAAATGTCAAATTACTTTAAACGAATTCCAAACATTGATTATGTAAGTAGGTTACCTAATGCAAAAATAGGTGACTATATGAAAGTAAAAAACCTCTTTAAGAGAGCTACATTGAGAGAGGATATTTTCCAAGACCTTTCTGTCTTTACAAAATATAAAATCAGTGGTGATGATCGACCAGACAATGTTGCCTACGATTTCTATGATGATTCTAATCTAGATTGGTTGGTTTTAGTTTGTAACAATATCATTAACATTCAATCAGAATGGCCTATGTCTCAACAGTCATTTGATAATTATCTTATTAGTAAATATACTGAGTCAGGTGATTCAGATACTGATACCTATGACAGAATTTATAATGGAATTCATCATTATGAAACAAAACAAATTAAGAACAGTAATGATGTAGAAATATTAGCAGAAGGACTAACAGTTTCTCCAGAGTATACTCTTTCATACTATGATTGGTTAGTTGATGGTTATGTAACTCTATCTAAAGCTGATAATGAGGAATACAATACATCATTAGTTACTCCAATAACAAACTATGAATATGAATCAAAGATTGAAGATGATAAAAGAAATATATTTTTATTAAAACCAATGTACGTTTCATTAGTCATTGATGATCTATCTGAGATGATGAAATATAAAAAAGGATCTACTGAATATATCAGTAAATCCCTTAAGAAAGCAGAAAATATTAGACTATATCAATAACTACTCTTCAGCTAGTTTCTGAAAGTACTTCAGTGCATCATCTTCATCTTCCGATGCTGGTGATGAAACTGCTGCAGCCACTGTTGCTTCTGCCTTACGAGCATTAAAATCTGGTGCATAAGAACCACGACTGTTATCCTCATTTGCAACTTCTTCGTCATATACACGACGTGTTGGTTGCTTATGTCCTAGAACATAGTCCAAACGCTTCTTCAAATCTTCATATGATTTGAACTGGTCTGGTGCAGTTACAGCAGCAAGTGAATACTGCTTCTTCCACAATGCTTCTAGTGCATCGTCATCATCAAGAACAGGAGATACTTTATCGAACTCTGACTTATCATAGTTCCAGTAACCATCCTTCTTCACAATCTTCAACTTGAAGTTAGCACCTTGCCAGAAGTCAAAAGGATTGATTGGAGTTTCATCCTCAAACTCTGGTTGCATTGCTTCCATTACTTTATCAAAGATCTTCTTACCAAACTTGTAGAGGAATACTCCACCCTCGTTTTGAGGATTGGTAGGATCTTTTACAACATAGATGTTTGCATAGTAAGAAAGCTTACGCTTCTGCTTACGAACAACATCCTTATCGGATTCATTACCACTGTTCCAGAGTTCACGATTGTGCTCGGAGACAGGATCTTTACCACCTGTTGTGGTTAAAGAGTTCTCAATATACCAACCACCTGGTCCTTGGAATGCATGTGAATAAACCTTTGCCCAAGGAATATCTTCACCTTCTGGTGCTGGTAAGAAACGGATAACGGCATAACCATTACCTGTTTTATCAACTTCTGGTTTCCATAGACGGTCATCGCCTGAACCACCAGTGTTGTTCATCTTCTCCACTTCTTTAACTAGTTTAGATGTTAAAGATCCTAGAGAGGACTGTTTTTTTAGGTCTTTGAAAGACATTGATTACCTCTGATTTGTTAGATTTGGCTTGTGTTGTTTTTATTGTAGATGGTTTATTCTTATTTGTCAAATTCTTTTTTCATAACATCAACCATCTGATTCATATTATCAAATACTATATTCATATCGACATCCTTTGGTAATCCAAACATCTCAGTAGAATTAACAATTCCTTGTTTCATCTCCTGTGCTTCTGGATCATCAGACAAACTCAATCTTGTATATAATATTCTTTGTTTGTCGATAAGTTTTTGCAAAAGATCGACATGATATTTCTTATCCTCTGTAGACATAGTAGGAAACTTAAAAGCATTACCGTAGACCTCCTGTTGGAGTTCTCCAATATGTGCTAGTTCAGCTCTTACTACTTCTGATTCAAAGAAACTCATTCTTCCTCGTTTTCTGTTGGTGTATCATCAGTTTCAACTTTACTTTCTTCAATCTGTTCTAGAACATCAATTGCTCCAAGAATTTTTTGATAAGTACCACGAAGTGTTTCAAGATTTTCTTCTAATTGAGTTTTTTGCTCTTTTAGATTCTTCAATACTTCTGCATTTTCAAGTGCCATTAATAATAACCTCCTTCAGAATTTTTTTGTAACGGGGTGTATCTATATTTAGGAAGGGAGAATACTTTTTTATTTTACGACTGACGGTTTCCCACACAGGATCATTCAATCGTTTATCAAAATCCTTCCTATATTCAAGTATTCTATCACATATTACCATAGTTTCAAGTGAAGTATTACCACCAAGATAACTCTTTAATATTTGGGGATGTCCTTTAGAACAATCAAATACTTCATCAACCTTCTGATCGTCAAAGAGTTCATTTGCTTCTTCTTTAAATGTATATGATAATGATTGAACCTTCTTCTTCCAATCTACGTACCGTGCCTCACCATTCTTTATCATATCACCAATCCACATTGTACTAGGATCAGTGCTACTAATAAAATTAGAAACAAAAAACTCTTCTACCTCTTTATCATTCTTCTTTCTTGCAAACTTCTCAAACCAGAACCTATCCTTCCTCTTATAAAAGGCTTGAACTGTTGCTCTGGTTTTACCAGCATACTTATGATAGTCATACTTATCTTTAGTAAAGTGGTTCTTTAACGAGAGATAACAACGATATGCATCAAAAGGCATCATTCTTCATTCTGTATTAGTTCTTTCCAATGTGCATACATCGCACCATAGATCATACCCTCATGGGCTCTGATCTTTGATCCGTCCAATAACTCCAACTCCCTCTTTGATAACGTCCTTGTTACTATTTCCTTGTACTCTTTCTCCCAGTTGGGGATTCTTTTTATGTAATTCATTTGCTAACTGCCTCTCAAGTTCAAATTCAAGTGTACATAGTGCATCATTTAGATAATGTTCATATTCATTATCTTCTATAAGGTCATGTAGATGAGCTACATGCTCAAGAGCAAAGACTAACTTAGTCTGAGTATTCATTCTTGGCATTATGAATTATTTTTTTTGTCCTGAATCTCTGCACGTCTTGACTTTGCAAGTTTAGTTAATTCCCCAAGAGCCTTACGTGCTCTAGTACCTGCAACCTTAACACCTTTATCTTCAAAATTCTCTGATTCTGAAATGTATGTATTAAAAGCTTCTACGATCTGTTCATGTAAGTTCATTTTTTTAATTGTGAAGTGTGTTATATAGGTAGTTTAGCACGAGAACTTCTTTTTAGGAAGTTAAGTTCCTGTGCTTCATACTTAATCTTTTCCTTTAATGGTTTAGATATAAGTTTAGGTACATTCTCTACATCAATAGAATTTTGATCACAGAAATGAATGATAGCATCAATGTAATTCATGTTTTCATTATCCTTTACAAGAGATTCAATCTCCTGTGCAAATCCTGCAGATGAGAAGAACTTACTCTCAAATATCTTTTCTAATTCATTCTCCATCCTGAGACCTAGTGTTGTTGG